AAATTTTTTTAGTAAACTTTTTGGAGGCTTAACATCTGCCTACGGAACCTATGAGCTCAACGGAGCTCATAGGGAAGATGGTAAAGCTGAAGGTCGTGCATTAACTAAAAAAGGTGACGTAACCATAGAATTATTTAGACAACATTTAAACGGACAATTAAGTTTAGGTATTGTTCCTATTATGAAGGACAACCAATGTAAATGGGGTTGTATAGATGTAGATGAGTACGATGGATTTAATCCACTTATTATAATTAAAAAAATTAGAGATTTAAAACTACCTTTGTTTCCATATAGATCTAAGTCTGGTGGACTACATATATTTTTACATATTGATGGAATTATTCCTGCAACTGATATGATTGATAAGTTAACTCAACTTGCAAGTCGTTTAGGTTTAGCTGATTGTGAAATATTTCCAAAACAAAGAACTATAAATGTTGAATTAGGTACAATTGGTAACTGGTTAAACTTACCTTATCAAAATGCTAAATTTACAACAAGACATGCAATAGATGATAAAGGCCAATCAATTGCTATAGAAGATTTAGAAAAAGCAGTTACACCTTATTTAGTTAAACCAGAAGATTTTTATAAAATTAAAATAGAAGAACTTCATGATGAGGATGAATTATTTAATGACTATCCACCATGTGTACAAAGTTTTATTAAAAATACAGTAGAGCCTGGAGAAGGAAGAAACGATGCTTTGTTTAATGTAGGAGTTCTTATGTTAAAGAAACATGGTAAAGACGGTGCATGGGAAGATGGGTTAGGTGAAGTTAATAAGAATTGGAAAGAAAATGCAATACCTGCTAAAGAATTAAAAGCAACTGTAATTAAAAGTTTAAGTAGTGAAAAGACTTATAACTATAGATGCAACACTCCTATTGCTAAAAAGTTTTGTGATCAAGCTGCATGTGTGAAAAGAAAGTTAGGTATAGGTAAACATAACTATAGTTTTTCAATAGATAGTTTTCAAAAGATAAGCACTAAGCCACCTAAATATATTTTAACAATAGATAAAAAACCTATTCGATTAACAGGTCAACAATTATGTCAGCAACAGTTATTAAAAACAGAATTGTTTGATGCAGATATTGTGTGGAAAACAATGGAGAAGGAAGGATTTAACATGTGGTTAACTTTTCTTAAATCTATGCAAACTGAAGTAGAAGGATATGATTTTACAGATGATGACAAAGATGAGTTTGAATATCTGTTTAGAAACTTTATTGATGATAGTCAAATTGCAGATCATATATCTCAAACACAAACAGATTATATTTTTGAGGATGATAATTATTTATTTTTTAGAGCGGAAGTGTTTAAAAAATTTTTAAAAAAAGATGGTAACAATATGAAACCTTCTGAAGTAAAAGAACTTCTTATTGATAATGGTGCAGAGTACATAAGATCTTACAATGACTACAAAGGAAGACTATGGAAAATACCTAAGCCTAAACAAGAAAACATAAAAGAAAGAAATGTTAAATTCACACAACAGGCAGCTCCATTTGACCCAGATAGCCAATAAAACTTTTAAAATATTTGGTCCTCCAGGCACTGGAAAAACCACTAGACTAATAAAATTAATTGAAAAACATTTAAGATTAGGAATTTTACCTCATGAAATGGTATATGTATCTTTTACCAACAAAGCAATTAACGAAGCAGTAACAAGAGTCCTTGCTAAGTTTACACAATACAAAGAAGACGATTTTAATAATTTTAGAACTATTCATTCTTTTTGTAAGAAACAATTCTCTACTCCTGTATTAGATCCTAGAGTAGATATGTTAAAATTTCACACAGATTGGGGAACTATATCAGCTGATTTTTCTGAAGATGATGCAAACAGTAAAGTATTTAATAACTGGTCATTAAGAGTCTATGATAAATCTAGAAACATGTTAGCGGATCCAATAGAAGTATACAAATCTGAACCTATTAAAAAAGTAAGATTAAATCAATTTACAGATATTATTAGAAATTATATTAAATTTAAAAAAGATAATAAAATGGATTTTACAGACATGGTAGAAAAGTATGTAAAAGAAATAGATCCGCCTAATTACAAAGTGTTTATAGTTGATGAAGCTCAAGACTTAACTCCATTACAATGGCAGTTTGTAGATAAAGTTGCAGCCACATCAAAGAGAGTTTATTTAGCGGGAGATGATGATCAAGCAATCTATGAATGGAACGGTGCTAAGGTTAGATGTTTTTTAGACTTTCCAGGTAAGATATTTATATTAAATAAATCTTATAGATTAAATGAAGTAATTCTTAATTTTTCTAAGGAAATACTTAAATTTATAACTGAAAGACAAGAGAAAGATTTTACTCCTGTTAAAAAAGGTGAAGGTTACATTGAAACATATAACAGGTTTAATGAAATACCTTTTGAAAGTATAGGAGGATCTTGGTTTGTTTTAGGCAGAGTAGGAGACAATGTAGAAGAATTAAAGGAACATGCTAGGCAAAAAGGTTTGTATTTTCAAGATATGAGAGGTAATAAGTCTTTTAATATGAATAAATGGAATGCTATTGAATACTGGTTTTCTTTAATTAATGGTGATTCTATTACGAAAGAACAGGTGGGAGTTCTATATGAGTTCATAAACGAGATTAAAAAAGGATGGAGGAAGATTGATAACAAGGCTTGGAGTGATATCCACCCAAACCAACCCCTTGATATAGAATTTTTAAAAAGTAATTGTGGGCTACAGGCCACCGGCAAAAATTGGTGGGAAGTATTAAATAGAAAATTTACGACAAGAGACTTGGATTATTTTGAAACTATGATAAAAAATAAGACACAGTTTAATGATAAAGCAAAAATAATCATAGATACAATACACTCCGTAAAAGGAGGAGAAGCAGATAACGTAGTACTATATGAAAAAACTAATTGGCCATCTAATTTCGCATCTAAAAATGGGAAGGACAAAATGGCCGAGGCGCGTGTTTGGTATACTGGTGTTACGAGGAGTAAGAAATCCCTTCATATCCTCTCTACTAATCATTCATATTTTTTTCCTTTGGGGCGTATTGCATCTTATTTCAGAAGGAAGGTTATAGAGTCTAATTATGAAAAATTATACAGAAATTGATTTTAAAATTACTGATTTTATCATGGGTTGGGAATATGATCATAAAATTATAGATGAATTAGTTGAATATTTTATGAAAAATAAACATTTATGGTCAGACGGAAAAACTGATGCGGGTGTAAATAAAGAGTGGAAAGATTCACAAGACTGCAATATTAAACCAAGATTTGATCATCCGTTTAAAAATTATTTTGAATGTTTGCAAAAATCTTTTATGGAATATTGGCAAAAATATAATGGTAATGTTTTTATGCAACAAGTTAAAATAATAGAAGGTATGAACTTTCAATATTATAAACCAGGAGCCGGCTATAAAAAATGGCATTGTGAAAGAACTGGGCCATCTTCTACTAAACGAGTTTTAGTATTTATGACTTTTTTAAATGATGTACCAGACGGTGGAACAGAATTTTTATATCAAAATTTAACAATTCCTGCTAAAAAAGGATTAACAATAATTTGGCCATCTGATTTTACTCATGTACACAGGGGGCAAATAACAAAAGAAAATGAGAAAATGATTTTTACAGGTTGGTTCTCATATTCAGATAATAAACAATAAACAAATCGGAGGATTTAATTATGTCAGATAAAGATATGTTTAAAGAAAGTTTTCCACAAGATAGACAAATAGGGGGATCCCACTATAAAAAATTTTTTATTCAACCCTACGAATTTATTTCAAAAAATAATCTTTCGTTCTTTCAAGGATGTGTTGTGAAATATGTTTGTAGATATTTGTTTAAAGGAACTGCAATTCAAGATCTAGACAAGATAATTCATTATTGTGAATTAGAAAAATTAAAACTAAAGGATATGAAAGTTAAAAAATGACAACAGAACTTGTGTTTAACCAAACAGAATCAGATTGGAAAGCTCCAGAAAGTTATCCAGACTTATCTGACAGATCTATTATTGCAGTTGACTTAGAAACCAGAGATCCAAATATTAAAACTAAGGGCCCAGGATGGGCAACTAAAGATGGTGAGGTAGTAGGTATAGCTGTAGCTGCAGATGGTTACAAAGGCTATTTTCCAATAGCTCATGAAGCTGGTGGTAACATGGATAAAAATATTACACTTCGTTGGTACAAAGAACTAATGGAAAACAATGTAGATAAAGTTTGTCACAATGCTTCTTATGATATTGGTTGGACTAGATCACTTGGAATAAAACCAAAGGGTAAAATCATAGATACCATGATTGCAGGTGCATTAATTAATGAAGATAGATTTAGTTATTCTTTAAATGCTTTGTCTTTTGATTATTTAGGTGAAGTTAAATCAGAAGCACAGTTAAAAGAAAAAGCAGAAGAATGGGGATTAGATGCTAAAGCAGATATGTGGAGATTACCTGCAGGTTATGTGGGTCCTTATGCAGAGCAAGATGCTGAACTAACTTTAAAACTTTGGAATAGATTTAAAATAGAAATACAACAACAAAACTTATCTAATATTTTTGATCTTGAAACTAACTTACAACCTATCTTAATTGAAATGCGAGAGCATGGTATTAGAGTAGATCTAAGTAAAGCAGATGATTTAAAAAAATCTTTTGTTAAAGAAGAAAATAAAAGACTATTAGAAATTAAAAAATTAACAGGACAAGACGTAGAGATATGGGCTGCAGCAAGTGTAGCTAAAGCTTTTGATACATTAAAAGTTCCATATGAAAGAACCGCAAAAACTAAAGCCCCTTCTTTTACTACTAACTGGTTACACAACTGTCCTCACCCAATAGCTAAATTAATAATAGAAACTAGGGAAATGAATAAGTTTCATTCTACTTTTATTGATTCTATTTTAAGGTATGAACACAATGGCAGAATACATGCAGAAATAAACCAATTAAAATCAGATAGTGGAGGAACTGCTACAGGAAGACTTTCTATGTCTAATCCTAATCTTCAACAAATACCTGCTAGAAACAAAGAATTTGGTAAACAAATTAGATCTTTATTCTTACCTGATGAGGGTAAAAAATGGGGTTCTTTTGATTATTCACAACAAGAGCCTAGATTGGTAGTCCACTACGCAGCAAGCGTTGATAGCGGTTTTGAGGGCTCCTATGAGCTTTTAAAGGCCTATGAAGACGATAATGCAGACTTTCATCAAGTTGTAGCAGAAATGGCTGATATACCCAGATCTCAAGCTAAAACAATTAACTTAGGTATGTTTTATGGTATGGGAAAAGCTAAACTTGCACAACAATTAGGCATAGAAGTAGAAGCGGCTAAAGCTATTTTAGAAGCTTATAATGTAAAAGTACCTTTTGTTAAAATGTTATCTAAT